TCGTGGATTTCCGCCACTTCCTCGGCGGTTGCCTCGATCGTCGTGCCTCGACTGGCGTCGGCTGCTGCCAGCCTCTGTTCCAACGCCTTGAAGCCATTTCGGGGCGCGCCACGCCGCCCCCCCCGGCTTTGGGGGGGGCCTAGGGGGGGTCTTTCTTGTCTTGTCTGGTACTGTCCTGTCGCGCGCGACGTTTCGTCGGGGGTTTCACCCCCCGTTTCGGGCCGCGTTTCGAAACGCGTTTCATTAGGCGTTTCTCCGTTTGGTTTGTCGGGTGGTTGCGCCCCGTTGTGGCTCGCCCTCCACCGTTTCAAACGCTCCCGATCAACCTCACGGGTGCGCGCTGATTTCAACCGTCGGTCGTAAGCATCGAGCACCTGCTCTGCCACCACCGGGTGATACCAGCGATTGTCGGAGCAAAGGACGAACCCGTGCATGGCAACCAGACGGTGCCTCTTCCACGCCCGCATGTCCTCACCAAAATCAGCGAGCATGCAAAGCTCTTCCTCGTCATTCGGGAGGCTGCCAGCGGGGCACTGCAGCATTGCTGCCCAATAGAGCTTGAGAGACGCAATACCCCCACGCCCATCCTTGCGAGCGGCGCGGTACCAGCTGCTGGTGAACATCCGGTGGCCCCAGAGCTGCATCCACTCAAAGCCTCGCAGATCACAGTCAGGCGGCGTCAACGGGTGCGGAAGGATGCTCACGCCTCAACCCTCCCCACGGCCACGACGTAGGTCCGGCGATCGCGCCAGGCGCCCCGTGTCTCGGTTTGAATTCCCGCCTCCGCCAGCACCCGGCGCATGTGCCGCGCGCCCTCGCCGGCGCTGATGTGCAGGAACCGGCCCATCCACGCGGCCGATGGAATTCGGCACCCAGGCCGCAGCCGGGGCAATATCCACCGCCGGATCAGCGCCCGGTGGCGCAGCCCCTCGGGACGGTTGCGGACGTATGTCGGGATTGTCATGGCACAGCCCTCTTGCTTCGAGCCAAGGGGTGTGCAAAATGAGCGTCGCCAGATGCTCTTTAGCACACCCATCGGTCTCGATGGTTACAGTTACAGCACCGCCTCGGTTACAGCCGGGGCGGTTCTCGTTCATACCCCATAATGACTTGAGTCGGAAGCCGCGCGGCACGCTCCGTTCGGTATGCTCTGTGCCATTGGCCGCGCGGTTCCATGACGACCCCGGCAACACCTCTTCGGTATTCAGTGTCTCATCGGCCAAGGTCAGCACGTCGGCAGGCAGAGGGGGCAAACAAATCGTGGGATCCACATCTACGCTGGCCCCCTCCACCCACCGGCATCGGGGCAAGACGCGCGTGGGCGTCATTATGGATACGGCCCCGATATGCCCCGGCAATTCGTTGGCGGTAATCATTGTGCCTCCGGCCCGGGTCATCTCGTCAGCAAGCAGAGGGGGCACGGCATCGTCGGGATACACCGAGATAATGGCCCCCTCCCCTCGCTGACATCGGGGCAGTGACAGCCTGGTATCCACCCAACGATCGGCCCCGATACTCACGCGGCAGCCGCCAGATCAGCGGCCCGCGCCGCCTCGACCCACCAGCGCCACAGATCCTCCACCAGCGCCTTCAGCATGATGCGCCTGGCATCCGCATCGCTGTGCGCCGGCGTCCAATCCGGGTGCGTCAGCGCCGTCTGCTCGCGGCGCTGGGCATAGACGTCGCCATATACATTGCGGCCCTTGGCGAAGAACAGCGCAGCGCCGACATCGCCCGCCATCCTGCCGCGTCGCATCGGATTGTAGCCAAGCTCGGACCACTCAGCCTTGGTCAGCTCAGCCGCCTTGAACCGCGACATCGCCTTGCCGCGGAACGGCGCCAGCCCGAGGCGTTTCCACAGATGGTAGTAGTGCGGATAGCTGGTCAGATCGTTGCCGGCCTCTGCGATGATGCAGGCGAGGCCAAGGTCACCGAACCCGGCGATGGCTGCGCACCGTTCATAGATCGCGAACGTCCGCGCGATCTCACGCATGCGACGCTCGGCATCCACGCGCATTGCATCCCACCCGGCGCGTGACTGGATGGTGTTGACGATGATGGGCAAGCAGGCGTCGGGGGCAATGAGCTCGTGGGATTCAGAACTTCCCTGGCCCCCGCCGTCCGCCGCCTCCGGAGCAGCAGTCCACTGGTCTTCATCTGATGCTCGGCCCCGAGACTTCGCTACGTCAGCCCGCATCTTCGCGGCCCGCTTCATAAGCGCCAGCCGCTCGGCCTCCGGTAGGCCGGCGTGATACCCGATATAACGCGACACATAAGCATCGCATGATCGATCACACTGAGACTGCGAGCGGATCGCATGCACCCGGCGTCGCTGCCATTCGATAAGCTCCGCGATCAGGGGAGGAGGTGGAGGGGGCACCGTGCGCCTGGAGACCATTTGACCTTCGGCCCCCTCCACGCCACGCGGAGGCGGCATTTGCCTACTGGCTACCGCGTAGTTTCCGGCCGCCTCCGTGTCGTCGGCAAGCGTTGTCTGGGTCTCAGAGCGCATGTGGCCAACGACCCCCGCATCACCGGCATTGACCGTATGGGCTCCAACGCCTGGCTGGCCGGCAATCTCTGTCTTGCGTTTCCTAGGCATCGTCGCCCTCCACCGAGCGAGCCCATAGGTCGTCCGCATCCTCCGCGCTGATCCAGCGCCGGATCGGATCGGCAGCGGGGACGTTCGAGGTCAGCATGGTGACCCATCGGACATGTCGGCCCTCGCGCCGCGCCCACGCTCGCGCCACACCAGCCTGCACGTCACCGATCGGCATCCCATCGATCCTGAAGGTATCGAGCATGGTCAGGCGCAGCACGGTCCCCACGCTGTCCTGTGCCGCGCGGCGATTGGGAGGGGTGGGGGCACCAGGAATCTGGTACTCACGCGCTTTGTGGCCCCCACCGGGGCGCTCGTTGGGGGCAGATCCAGCATGGTCGTCAGAGGCTATGCGGCCCCCGCCGCGCGCCCTTTCCTGCCGAGTAAGCTCGTCCCGGCGCATCTCGCTTTCGATGCCGCCCAGCAGCCGGCGCAGCGCCAACTCCCGATACGGCTCGAACAATCCATCCAGCAGATCCGCATCGTGCCGCACACGGGCATAGAGCGCGTTGGCCGCTGCAATACGACTGGTGCCGTGTGCCGCGAGCACCTCGATGGCAATCGAGCGCAGTTGCTCCTCAATCGTCACCACGCCAGCCGCACGCAACGCCTGCGCCAATTGCACCATCACATTCCCCGCTCAGAAAATGCCACCACCGCCAGCCACGTAGCCCCACCGCTCAGCGCCCACGCGCAAGCCGTCAGGGCAAGGGCGCGGAGCACCGTCACGCGGCCATGTCCGTGTAGGGCCTCAAGGGCACGCCACAGGCCGTGAGAAACGCCAGGACGGCCGGCAGGCTGTCGCACACGGCGATCGTCAGCCCTGCGGCCTCAAGCACCGGGAAGGTCTCCCGCTGGCCTGCAAGCTCGCGCAGCCCGCCGCGACGCGTCCGCACGATCCTCGTCCGCGACAACTGGCCGCCAGGTCTTTTCAGCTCAACCCCATAGAGGCGCTGATGGAGCACGAAGATGTCGGGAAGGCCGCGCTTTAGGCCGATCTCCGTGAGGCGCGCGGCCTGCGCCTTGGTCAGCTTGATGTGGCCGACCGGCATCGCGAACCACACCGCCGGCGGCATCAGCAATACGTCGAGCCCGTGCCTGACTGTCGCCTGGATGTCTTTTTCCCGCGGGATGTCCTCCGTCAGCCGCCAGGCGCGGCCCGTGGTGACCCGCACCTCGGCCGTCTGGACGCCGCCACCAACGCGCATCGGGCGGGGGTCATCGCCGGGGGGGGTCATTCAGCCGCCAGCCGCTGCCGCACCGGGAACAAGTCCGGCCGCAGCCGCCGCTTCGAGATGCCCGTGAGCCGCGCCACCACGGCAACGTGCCGCTCCGGCACCCGCCGCCACTGGCTGACCGCCGCCCTGGACACGCCGAGGGCCTCGGCAATCTCCGTGACCGCCATACGGGGGCTCAGCGCCAGTTCCAGGGCTGCGTCACGCTCGCCAGGCTGGAGAGGCCGGGGTGCCATCAGCCTACCTTACGGTAAGAGCAGGCGGGATTACAATAGCGCGAATGAGTTGCTAAGGCCGGCTTAACTACGTTAACCTAGACACGCTGCCCAACCCGACTCTGAGGTGTATCGTGGATATGGACGTTGGCGACCGGCTGCGCGAGGCACGCGAGCATCTGGGAATGACGCAGAGCGAACTTGCTGCCAAGCTTGGTGTTCATGTCGCGACGGTGACGCTGTAGGAGAACCGCAAGAACCGTCGCAAGGTCGCCACCAAGTATATACAGAAGATCGCGCAGGTTCTCAATATCCGAGTATCCGAACTGCTCGGAGAGGGCGCGGAACTGGCAATACCAGAACCACCGCCCGCGCTGACGACGCGCGACAACGCCGAGTATCAGCTGCTGCGGCTGTTCCGGCTAATGCCAGAGAAACTGCAGTTGTTCCAATTGGCGCAATTCGTTCAGTGTGTGACAGGCGGCCAAGGCGCTCAGTCGCTTGGCCATGAAATGAGCATCGATGGCGCGCCCATGCAGAGCACCATTTTGGGCTTCGGTCGCTAGCTCGCGAACAATTTCGCTAAGGTCACCACTAGAACCTTGCACTAGAACCTTACGTCCTGTAAGGTTGCTTCCAGTTTGTGGAAGCGCGAAATGCTTATTGTTACCGTACGGCACGGCGACGGCCTCCTCCTCCGACATCGTCGGTGTCCCTGCTCAGGGGGCCGAGCCGATGGCTCTTCCGGAACGTCGCGGCTAGGCATTGCTGGCGAGATAGGCGCGCCCGAAACCACTCTACCCCCGTCACGGGACGGTAGCGCAAGTGTCACGGGCGAGAGTTTCGCAACTGCACCGTGCGACAGTGATTGGCACACCAAATCACGCGCGAATAACGCGGGCTGCAACCTATTCTCCATGCAGCATTTGCTGCGCCAGCAGGCCCTCGACGAGCTGCTCAATGAAATCGGGGAATGGCGAACGGCCAGCCCGCAGTTTAGGGGCTTCTGGCGCCGCCTCGCCCTCCACGACATCGCCCGGTTCAGGCGCGACTGGCTGATCCCCGAGCGCGCCGCCTTCGAGGCAGCGGTTGAGCGGCAGCAAGCTCGGAGGGCAGCGTGATGGCGTACGACCCGCAATGCGAGCTGCTGGCCGAGTATTTCCTGCGTCACCTCGATCTCGGCGCCGACTACCACGAGGCCCTGCGCTCCCTGGCACAGCACCTCCAGAACACCGCCGAGACATTCCTTAACGGACTGGAGCGTGCGCTCAAGGACAGCGCGCCATGAACGCCTGCCCCGACCTGCTCGCGGCGCTGCGCCTCCGTGAGCGCGACCTGGAGTTGGACGCCATGGCCGTCCGCAGCCGCATCGAAGAGGTGCGCTCCATGATTGATCTGATCGAGCGCCCGCCGCGGCGTGGCCGCCCACGCAAGCTGGAGGCGGTTGAGCCGCCGCTGCATGTCACCGGCGCCAACCACCAGCCGCCAGACGACGACGAACTGCCGTTCCAGTCAGACGCCCCCGGCGCGTAACAGGGAGACGACACCATGATTTCCGACGACTACCAAAACCTGGCAGACCGCATCGCCGGATACGCCAACCGCCTCGAGCCCATCATGCCGAGCGTGGCAAAGCACCTCGCCGCCAATCTGCTGGCACTCGCTGATCAGGTGAAGCACCTGGAGAACGTGCCGCTGCGGCTGGACAGCCCTGAGGTCCGGCTGGGCTTCCACAAGCTTCGCCGGGAGCGCCACGATGCCGAGTAACGTCCCCCACGGCGCTGCCATCGAGCGCGCTATGAGTGCGGCGATGGAGGCCATCAGCGCGCTGCCGGATGACGGCGACAACGTGCTGCTGCTCAACACGATCGAGGGCGAAAGTGATGTGCTGGAAGTCTTGGACCGCGTGGTCGAGGCAGCCATCGCGGACAAGAAGCTGGCGGAACTCGCGAGAGAACGCGCGAAACGTATCGAAGCGAGAGCCGAGCGTGCCCGCGGCGTAGCGCTCCAGATCATCGAGGCGCTGGGTGTCAGCCCATTAGAACGAGGCGTGTATACAGCCTCTATCAGCCACCACCGCGAGATAGGTGCGCTCGATGAAACGCAGTTGCCCGAGACGTACTGGCGCCATGCGCCGGATAAGATCGCCATCGCCAAGGCCCTGCGCGCCGGCCAGGACGTACCAGGCGCGTCACTCGGCAACGACGCCCCGAGATTGATAATTAGGACCGCATAATGAACGCCATATCCACGATTCCCGCACCGATGCCGTTGCAGGACATGCAGACACTCGCCGTCGCCATCGCCAAGAGCAACCTGTTCGGCATCAAGACGCCGGAGCAGGCGCTGGTCCTGATGGCAATCGCCCAGGCCGAGGGCCGTCACCCGGTCGAGGCCGCGCGCGACTACGACATTATTAACGGCAGGCCCGCCAAGAAGGCCGAGGCGATGCTGCGCGATTTCATCCTCGCTGGCGGCAAGGTAGCGTGGCACGCGCTCACCGACGAACTGGCCGACGCCACGTTCACCCATCCGCAGACCGGCGAGGTGCGCATCGACTGGGACATGAAGCGTGCGATGACCGCCTTTGGTAAGAAGGACATGTACGCCAAATTCCCCAGGCAGATGTTGCGCAGCCGGGTGGTGTCAGAGGGCGTCCGCACGCTCTGGCCGCTGGCCACGTCGGGCATGTACGTCCCGGAGGAGCAGGCCGACATTCCCGCCAAAGAGACGCCGCACACAGGCTCCACGATCGAGTGGGAGCCGCCCTCCGACGCCAGGAAGGCATTGAACGATTCCATCCCGCTGAAAGCGGTTGCCGCCCGCACGCCGCCCCCCGAGCGCAAGGTGGCGCCCAAAGTCTACGACGCCGATGCCGAGTTCACCCTGCTGGACGAGCCAGACGGGCGCCGGTGGCTCAAGAACCTAGACGTGGTCTTGGCCAATGCACTGACCCAACAGGAGGTGGTGGACATCAGCGATCATGCTTCGGTGAAGCACGTCATCTCCGACGCCGGCACGCCTGCCGATGTAAAGCGCCGGGTGGACAAGCTACTGGCCGACGCTTACGGCCGGTTCGCAGAGCCAGAGGCAGCCGAGCCTGGAGACGACCTGGACGAGGTCGCGATCAAAGGCGAGGAACATCTGGCAGCGGGTTGACGGACGCTGTAAACGAAACGGGCCGGGGGTGCGCGAACACCACCCGGCCCAAACACCAGACCGTAGGAAAGTACGATCATGGCCACTGATGATACTATCGAATGGGGATGGATCAGGCGAACCCTGACTGCTGTGCAGGCAGAGCAACGCATGCTGCGTGGGCTGGTTGAGCCGTTGCCGGCGCGCCTGTCAGCCCTGGAAGCCCGCTTTAGTGCCCTCGAGGCGCGCATTGGCGGCATCGAGGAAAGCCTCAACGGTATCGGGTTGATCCTGCGCCAGCAGACCGAGCTGCTCGCCCAGTTGGCGGGAACGCCATGAGCGACACACCAGAGCCGACGATCCGCGACGTAATCAAGCTGATGAACGACCAGCACGAGCGCGTGCTCAATCGGCTGACCATGATAGAGGGCGAGGTCCGCGACCTACGCTCGGAGCACAGCGTCACGCGGGACATGGTGCTGAAACTACCCGGCACCGTGCTGGGTGCGATCGAGGCGCCCCTGCTGAAACGCATCCGCACCACCGAGGACCGGCTCGACAAGCTGGAGGGCGGGGCGTGATGACCACGATGATCTCAGAGGTCTACGAGGCGATGGCGGCGATCGTCGCGCGGCTGCCAGAGCTGCTCGCGGCATTCGGGTGGGCGCACTGATGCCGTACATCCTCGCGATGACGCTGTTCTGGGTTTTTGGCATCGCCGGCGCGATCGCGTGGCTTATCGGCAAGTGGGGTGGCCGTATCCAGCGGAAGCGCCAACGCGAGCGTGACGCGGAATACCACCGCACGCATCCATTCTTTCGTTAGGGCGGCGGCGCCCCTGTCAGCGGGTTCTCCTGCCCAGGCGGCACGCGCAATGGCTCAGATGGGCGCAATAGTCGGTTCATCTGCTCCGTAGCTCGGCGGATCGTCCTTCGGTCGTTCAGGCTCTTGCCAAGCGCGCCGAGCGACTGCAACGCCAGATTACCGCCTGGGCCAAGATGCGCACCAACGTAAGCGTGCAGCGCAGCGGTGCCGCCCATTTTCCCGATGCCCTTGAGCGCGTCGATGATGTTCGGCATCGTGTCGGACCCGGCCGCACTGGCAAGTTCCTTAGCACTAGCCGTGCGCCGCAAGCTGTCGCGGATGTTCCATAGCCGCTGCATGTTCTCTTCAGAGATTGTCTTGAATGCGTTTAGGTCAGTCGATGGCGTCATCCTGCTGTCGACTACATTCTTCATAAACCGCTGGAAATCGTTGTAGGTCATCTTTTGCCCGGGGCCACGTAGATTTTTCAACGCCCCCTGCAACACTTCCATTTCACTGATCGCCCGCGAGTGCTCCTTATACTTCGCTAGCATGTCACTATAGCCTGGCGCCACCTGCTTATTCTGGGTGTCGATCAGATTGGCGACATCATCCAGGTGATGCGCCACATAGTGCAGGTTAGGATCTTTCGCCGCCATCCTCTTGTCGGTCAGTCGGTCGAGATCCCGGCGAAGCCCCCACGCCTCGGCCGGATCTTCAATGTTCGCTGTTTTGATCCGCTCCAGTTGTTCGCGGTAGACACTTTGCAAGGCGCTGTTCTGGCGGTTTTCCGGCTCCTTTAGTGCCGCCTCCATTTGCTTAATGACAGGCGCAAAATCGACCGGGCCTGTGACGTTATCCGGGGCGAACACCCGAGCCTTGTCGGCCTTGATATCGGTTTCCCGCTGCGTTCGGCGGTTGGCGATCTCGACTGGCCCCTTCGCGGTGTTTTCCGCGTAGATGACGCGCGCGGTGTTGTTGCTCTCGGCCGCTTCTTTATCCAGTTGCGACGCCTCGGGCACACGGATGCCGAGCTCCTTCAGCTCCCGCGCCGCTTTGGCGGTTTGCTCCCGTTCCGCGTTGTTGGCGGTCTCGCCAGGAATGTATTGGTTGAGATCCGGCTCGCCTATTTTCTGGCCCTCGATCAGCTTCTTGCCTTCAGCGTTCGCGCGGTATGCAGCCTCTTCTGCCGGTGTATGGATGGCTTCATAGGATGGTGTGACCTGTGCTCCAGCTGCCCCTCCTACGCCATCGCTCTCGGGCGCCGCTGGCCGTGGGGCGCCTTCAGCTACCGGGCCGCCAGCCGCCGGTGCTCGGTTCGGCTCTGGCACGCCAGGCGCATCGACAAAGCGCGAGACACCTCCCGACAGCGCGTTGGTGCCTGCCCTGACACCAGCCACCACCGGCACGGCAGCAGCGCCGCCGAGCACATTCCCTGCCAACTCAGCGGCTGGTGCCGCCCATGGTGGGGCGGCTTCTCCTGCTGCCTTTCCAGTGACCGCACCCGAGGCGCCGACGATTGGCCCGATCACCCCTGGCCCCATCAGAGCGCCCATCGTCGCACCACTCGCGGCAGTCCGACCATATTGTTCGGTCGGCGTCGTAGCCTGCACGTCCGATGGCTTCGCGCCGACAACGCCGCCAATCGCCTCGATTGCTCGCGTCCCTGGCTGGGGCACCGTGTCGTTGAGTAGTGCATTACGGACATCGTCGGGAAACCGCTCATAGCCGAACACTGGAGCCAGAGCGTCGTGCGCGAACACGATGGCCGTTGCCAGCGGCTTGCCGATCAGATTGCCTGATGGGTTGGTCAAAGCGTTGATGGTCCCGCCGACGCCCTCAAGCTCGCCGGCCGCGATGTTCTTGACTAAGCCGCCAGGCTGAGCCGCCTGCACGGTTGCCGTCGTCCCTGTCGGCTTCGGCGCTGGCGGCAGCAGGCTTAGCGGATCGTCAGGCGAAGCGGTCGCAGGCCCACCAGCCGTTGGCTTAGGCGCCGGCGGGAGCAGGCTCAGGGGGTCGCTGCTTGCCATGGTCTTTCCCGCGCCTGTGGAGACTGCTGGAGCCGACGCGCCGCTCGGCGTGGCATCGGTAGCCGTAGACGGGTCAGGGGCCGCCAGCGCTGTCTTGACCTGCCCCAGCCGCTGGTAGTGTTTCGTCACCGCCGGCACATAGGCCGCGCTCTCGGGACCGTAGTTCTGCCGCCAGTCCGGGCCACCGTGGTAGAACAGCAGCGCGCCCTGGGGAGTGCCCTCTTTGTCCAACCCCTCGCTCAGATACTTCGCCGCGCCATAGATCGACTGCACCGGGTCATTTGGGTCGGTCATACCGAGATACTTCTGGGTGTCCGGCATGATCTGCATCAACCCCTGCGCACCCTTGGGCGATACCGCAGCCGTTCGGCCCCCGCTTTCCTGCGTCGCAATAGCTTTGAGCAACTGCGGGTCGACGTTCCACTCGTTGCCGGCAGCTTCGAAGACCGGATCATATGCCGTTACATCAGCCACCGAGCACGCCCATATCCTTGGCCCTCTTGATCGCGGCGCCGAGCTGCTTCTGCACCGTGTCGTCCAGGCTGTTCCAATAGGTCGTCCGCTGCGGGCCGGTCATACGCGACAACTGGAACACACGCGGATCGAGGTCTTTGATGCTCTCCTGGAAGGCTGGGTAGTTTGCTTTGTCGGGATATTTGGCGGCGAGACTGGCGCGAGCCCGAATGAAATCGGTGTTCCCCTGTAGTTGGCGCAGGATCATATCGACGCCTGCAGGCGACAGCTCCTCATGCGGGTTCGCGGAGATGTTGACAGCCATGCGCTGATCACTCCCGGCGCCTTGCGCATTAGCCAGACCGGCAGCCAGCTTGTTGAAGCTTTCCTTTGCCGACTGTGCCTCCGTATTGATGTTGAGACCGAGATTGCCTGCCATATTACGCACCTTGCCGACAATGCCGGCGAGCGGCCCGGTCGTAAATTGCGAGGTATCAGCTAGCATATTGCCGAGAACCGCCTGTTGGTTCTGCGCCTGAGTGTCCTCCGCTGCCCGCGCTTGGAACTCTGGCGGCCCGAGCCTGCCCTGTTCCTCAGTCGCTTTCGCTGTCGCTGTTTGCGCCGGCGTCGGGCCACTGATCCCTGTTCCCGCAGGCGATGGCACGGCTACTGGTGCCGATGTGGTCGTTGGTTTGTTTGGGTTGAGCAGCGTCGCCGGCGGCCGGCCGGTTCCGAGTGGCGAGGGTTGCGTGCCTGGTGTAGCGGGGGCGCCGCCGGGGTAGATGAATTGCTCAGGTGTGCCGGAGTCTCGGAGGAATGTCTCATTGGTGCCGTGCTTCGTCACGGTGGGGTTGGCTGGGTCAGGATAATCCCTCGCGCCCTTTAGCCATTGCTGATAGGCCGCCGTGCTTTCTGCCGACAGACCCTGTGGCAGTCCGGGTTGGGCAGCAGGCCCGGTCACCGCGCCGGTCCTTGGGTTCTGCACGCCGCCAATGGTGACGCCGCCGGGTCCGGTCTGGGTGATCGGCTTCCCGTACATCTGCTCGAGCTGCTGCTGCGTGTTCATGTTGTGCGTGTAGAGCTGCGTGGCGACCAGCGAATTCTTCTTCGGGTCGTCGGTCACCAGCCCGGTGAGCTGCGCAGCATCGGCGGGCGTCAATAGCCCGGTGGCGACTTCCTGCTGGATCGCAGTGCGGAACGCGTCGCCAGGTATGCCGCCAGGATAGCTGCCGATCAGGTTGCCGAGCGCATCGGCCCCTCGGCCAAGCCGAGCGCTATGTTGGTTGTAGGCCGCGACATCGAGCGTCTGTCCAGCCTGTGCGCTCGACTGCGCTGCCATCGCTGCTCGCGGGTCTTTCGCCAGGTTCTGCATCAGCACCGACTGCCGTGGCATCCCCGTCTCTGGATCGATCGAGGCCTGGAACGCCTGCCCCGCCGCCTCGACGGCCTGCTTCTGCCGCAGATCGTAGATGCCGCCAGCCGTCTGCGTCGCGCTGTTGAGCGCCGCCAGCGGGTTGACTTGCGCCGGGTTCATGATGCCCGACAGCACCGTGGATGCGTGCTGTGCCTGCAGCAGGCTGTTGAGGTCGTCGGCCATGGCGCGGTGTTCCTATCAGTAACCGGCGCGGATCTGGGCTTCCGTCACGGACGGCGCGTATCCGGTCATCACAGGATTGCCCGACGCACTGATACCAGGCGTGCCCGCCGCGCTGGTACCGTATCCCGTCGTGGTGCTGGGGTTCAGATATCGATTGAGCGCATTGTAAGCGAGATAGTTGTTCGCCCCGCCAGCCACTGCGTTGCTCACCCCGGTGGTGCCGGCGGCCGATGCCAGCCCCGCCTGGTTGAGATAGTTGCCGCCGGTCGCCGCAGCGCTGGTGCCCGCCACACCGGTTCCAGCCGCCGCGCTCTCACCGATCGTCGACAGGTCGCTCAACCGTTTGAATTGCGCCTGCAGGTTGCCCTGCTGCGCGGTGTTCAAATTTAGCACGTCGCCAAATCTCTGCTGCCCGATATTGAATTGATCCAAGTACGTTTTGTCGGCCAGCCCGGTCGCGTAGTCCCCAGCCCCTTTGAGGCTCGCGCCACTGACACCGAGGCCCCGCGCCGCTGTGGCGCCCTGCACCGCTTTGAGCCCCTGCGCGCGGGTGAACCGATAGCCTGGCGTGTCCTCGAGTTCGGCCTGCGTCATCTGCCCCGGCATCATGCCCTGGGCCATGCTCACATAGTCGGGGCCGCCGCCTGTCCGACTGCCGGCCGCTAGGTTGTAGGCGCCCTCGAGCGCGTTCTGCCCGGTGGTGTTGTATGGCAACAGATCGCCGCGCGTGACGCCGAACTGCTGCGCCTGTAAATTGGCAGCATCCTTCGCGCTCTTCGACGCCTGGCTACTGCCATACAGCGATGCGCCCGCACCGATGACGCTCGCGCCAACCGTCGCGGCGGCTACTGCTCCAAGGCCCATTATCGCCTCCCCTGCCGTAGAACCGCTGGGGCTAATGCTGTATACTGAAACCCAGCAAAGGGAGCCTTAGCCTTGGGTCGTCCGGCTTTAAACCTCATCGGCCTTACCTTTGGTCGTTTGACAGTCATCCGAAGGGTATTCCCAAACAAATATAAGAACCAAGCCAACTTTCTATGCCGATGCACGTGCGGCAACCCCCATAAGGTCGTCAGCTCTGTGCTTAAGCGAGGCGGCGCTACATCCTGCGGCTGCCTGGTAAGGGATAAGTTGCTTACTCACGGGATGACTTCCCATCCCCTCTATAACACCTGGGTCGCGATGATTGACCGGTGTTTCGACCCAACATCCCCTACATATCACCGATACGGCGGACGCGGGATTAGCGTTAGCGCTGGATGGCGAGGGCCAGACGGACTGGAGAGATTTATCTCTGATATGGGAGAGCGCCCTCCCGGCCGCACGTTAGACCGCATCGACAACGACGGTCCGTATTGTAAAGCCAACTGCCGTTGGGCAACATCAAAGGAACAAGCTCTCAACACAAGCCAGGTCCGTCTCATTTCTTATGGTGGACGGCTAGGCTCACTTAGCGACTGGAGCAAATGGACAGGCCTAGGACTGACCACGATCCGCGCACGGCTTGCGGCAGGCCAAACCATTCAATCCGCATTGGAACCGGTTAACCGGCGGCACATGCTCAATCCAGTGATAGATTATACAGATCGCCAAACGGCTCCGCTCCTAACCTGCGAAACAGCGCCCCGAGGCGAGGACCGCTGCCACGACGCCCGGCCCGCATAAGAACACGGTTGACACCACGCTCCCGGAGATCGGCAATCGCCGCGCGCTGTGTTTTCATGCCCAGGCCGGGCCAGGACGGATCAGCGAAAAAGATTGTCTGCTCAGCCAGCATTTCAGTCGGCGAGTCGAGCGATGGCGCGATAACCGATAGCAGATACGAGAACATCCGACCGTTGCTGCGTCCGGTGAACACATGCAGGCACCCATCGTCATCCAGCCGTTCCAACAAAGGCACGTTCTTGCGTGCGTGGTCATCCGGTGATTGCCCAGTCTGCACCAGATGCTCAGCGAACAATGGCTGCGCGTCGCGGTAGAACTCGCGGAACGGCTCGCACTGGAACGTCACCCCGTCAGCCTCGCGCGGTTGCCGCTTCATGGTGGCGAGGCAGCGATGCTTGGCGATCTTGGCCAGCTTATCGATCTGCGGTTTGCGCGCGATGAAATGCCGCAGCATGTGCGCTTGGTTGATCTGGATGTTGAGCGGCGAAACCGCTGCCCACCATGCATGATCGTGTGGTGCCTGCAGGCAATGCTCGAATACCCGCGCGCAGCCCGCTTCAGTGCCGAGCTCGTCGTACGTCGTCGCCAGCACGCCCGCTCGCCGCGCCTCGATCTGGTCCAGCTTGCGCTCCAGCTGCTCGATGATGCGTGTCATCACCGCGGCATCGAACGCTACCCCGGCTCGTTCGTAGGACGCCACCACGTCGGCCACCGGGCGCCTGAGTGTGACCACCCGCACATCGGGCCGTAGCAGGCGCCAGAACGGGGCTGCAGCGGTTTCAACGCTGCCGGCGCACGGTTGCGACAGCCAGGCGCTCACGTCGTCCAGCGAGCTGCAATGACGGATCTCGTCGTGACCGCAGATCCAGTCGCCGTAGGTGAGGAATGCGGACAGCCACTTCGATCTGCTTCGGGGTAACGCGAACACGACGAACGGCGGCATCAAACCCCCGTCGCATACCAAGTGAAGTTGACCCCCGCCAGATCGATGATGGTGCCGCTCGATATATCAAGCTTCGACAGCTTGCCGATCACATTCGTGGTGGTGATCGCGCCCCCGGCCACGTCGATGTTGAAGTACGCAGTCGGCTCTGTCGGATTGCCGTCGCAGGCGAATGACAGCGTGCGGATTGTGTAGGCTCGAGGCAGCGTCACGTTGACCATCGCAGCGCTGTCAGACGCGCCGACACCACGCTGCATGGTGACGATATTGCTCGTCGCCCCCGTGATCGCGTCGATCTGGACCTGCAGGTTGTGGTCGCCGGCGATACGCGCTGCCGTCTCGGCATCCAGCGCCGCCTGCGTGACCCCGGCGGGCGTGCCTGTGCCAGCCCCGGTGCGGTTGTACAGCGCCAAGAAAAACCCGCGCCAGGCGCTCGACAGGCTGCCATCCGCCTCGAGTAGCGGGCCGCTCGGGAAGGCAGCGGTGACGGCGCCGCCCGACATCAGGCGATGCCCACCGCGATCCAGTCAACGTCGCACGCCGCCGGGCTATTCGTGCTCGTCACAACGTAAATGTCCGCGCCGGTGTTATCGAAGCTCAGCAGGATCGCGATCGAGGTGTAGCCGGTCCCGTCAGCAACCGCGACGCACGATTGGCACGTCGTGTAGGGGGTCGGGAAGGTGATGCGGACATGGCCGCTGCTGGCGTTGCCCTGGCCGCCCTGCACAAGGGCGCCCCCACCGCCGGGTATCGCATCGATCTGGGTCTGCAGATCAGCCTCGGCTGCTTCCGCCCGCGTGACCTCGGCCGCCAGGTTGTTGGTCAGCGTGGTGTCGGCGGCGATGCGTGCGGTCTGCTCGGTGCTGTCGGCCGCCGCGCGATCGGCAGCCTCGGTGGCGATCAGGTCGTTGATGCCGAGCAGCTCGACCGCGTCCGCGATCGTGGGCGCCGCGACTACGGGGGCCATGGCAGCAGATACCAACGTCGTCGCTGGTTGATCCCATATCAAATTGCCGACGGCGTCACGTAGGACGAGGCGATAATCGCCGTCCCCCCACATCAGGCAGCGGCCCGCCGCATCGAGGATCGCCGGGTTGGTCTGCAGCGCCGAGCCGTCAGGATCGATCCAGGTTGCCTTGGGCGTGCTGGTGCCAACGATGTACGTTGCCAGCGAACCGCCGGCATACGGGTGTCCATCGGCATCAACGAAAGTCAGCTCTGGAATAATGACAGGTGCGGCCATGTGCCTTCAGCTCTCCGCTGGCGTTGGGTCAATCCAGGCGCCCTGCAGGGCGGTCGGCGCCGCTACGGACCAGGTGAGACGGAACACACGGTCGCGGGCCACGCCGAGCCTCTGCCACTGCAGCGATGTCCGGTATTCCCCCGCCTCGCCCATCGACTGCGACACCGGGTTGCCGTAGCTGTGGCCACGATCGTCGGACCAGTCCAGGCTGATCAGATTGACCGAGGTGATGGCGACGCTGCCTGGCGAGCCCGCACGGTGATAGACCCACGGCAGACTGTCGCCCCCGTGAGTGGTTCCGACGATCACCATACCGTCCCTGCTGACGCCCTTCGCATCGATGAGCGCGGAGAGAAGAGGGTCCGCTGATGGCACGGTCACGGTGATCGCCGTGGCGCCTGTGACCGGCGTCCACCAGGCGAGGTTCTCGCTGTTGGTGCCGATGCCGCCAACCACTTCATCCGCGACGCCGACAATCATGCTGCCGTCGCCAGAGACGGCGATTGCGAAGTTGTCCGACACTGCGCCAGGCAGCGCCGGCAACAGCTCGAGGCCGCCCGCCAGCGTCCACTTCGCCGCGCTATCATTCGGGTCCGGCGTTGCCGTCTGATTGACCGACACCACCGTGCCATCGTCGGACACGCCAGTGCCGGTCGAATGGTCAGCGCTGCCGGCCACGCCGAGGTCGACCATGCCGCCGGATGCCGTCCAGCGGAACGCGCGCTGTGAACTGGCCGTCGCTCTGATCCTCGAATAACCGACGATGCACGTCCCGTCGGCGGAAACGGCGAGCGCTGTGGCGTCGTCATGCCCCGGCAGCGTGCCTAGATCCGTGCGTGCGAAGCTGCGGTTCCAGTAGCACGCTTGGTAATGGGTGCCGCCGTCAGCCGATGTCGCACCGACAAGACGGGTGCCGTCCGAGCTGATCCCCCACACCGCGTCGGTATCGCTGCCAAACAGCACGTAGCCGCCGCCTGCGGTCCAAATGAAGGGCTTGGTAAACGTGTCGCCCACGATCACCGAGCCGTCGCCAGAGACGCCGTAGGCCTCGCTGAAGTCTGGCCCGATGATGGTTGGATCACTGGTCGGGCTGCTCCAGTAGCATGCCTTGTGATGGTCCCCAGGAACTATCGTGCCTGCCGGGGCAACGTAGCCGACCACCGTGCTGCCGTCAGCCGAGACTGCGTAAGCGCCTCCGAACGATCCGCCTGTCGCCAGCGGCAGCGCGGTGAACCCCGCCGCGACCGGCGGTATTACGACCGTTTCCTGCGGCGCATTGCCGGTTTCCATGTCCGCGAGAAACTGCCGATAGAACACACGCTTGCCGTCGTTCAGCATATGCGGAAACGAGCGCACGCGCTTGATCGGCGTGTTGACCACCACCGTGCCGCTTCTTGGAGAGACGCCCCCCGTTCCCCTTGTTGAGATCCCATAGTAAGCCGCGATATTCTGGCTGATGGATAGAATATCCACATCCGACAAAAGGCCATCGTAAATCAGCAACTCAGACAGGTATCCGAGGAACCCCCCCACAGGAACCCCAGGGCTCTGTGTCAAGATACTGATGGGGCCGGTGATCGTGTCCAGAGCGCCGCCACTATCGAAAGGCACGTTCGGCACATCCGCACCATTGAGCAGGGTCTTGGACGTGCCGGATTGCCATGCGCCAACAAACAGGTATGGCGTATCCACGCTAGCCACGGCGTCCGTCTGTGTGCCAATCTCGTTAGGATCGTTAAACGCATCAAGATACAGTCGCAGGTATGGCGGCGTGTCAGTTCTAAGCAATGCCATCTGCACATATGGGCTGTCCACGTCAACCGAAAGATAAAAGACACCTTGACCGACACTGTCGTCAGATGACTGCACCACTGCAAATGCCGTTATTGCTCCAGTCGCAATGGTTACGTTAACTGCTGTCTCCATAACGCTGTTAATGCGGTCACCAATCAAGCCGGGCTTTCCTCCTATGAGACTTGCCCCCCATTGGGGTTGGTTGACTGCTGTTGCCTCTAGAGCGTCGGCACCGTGGCCGCTTTGATCGAATAGCTTGGTTACGAAGCCCGCACCGCCGCCAATAAATGTGCCCACCGCAGCAGGGTCTATCGCATTGGTTACGTTGGTAGCGAAGCTCATTGAAGTGTCGTCGCTGTCGCGGCGGATCGTGATTGCGTCCGACGACCAGGCTGCTGAAAGCGCCCGCTGCGAGTAGGCCAGCACCGCGCCGGCCACGATGTCGAGCGGGCCGATATAACCGGCTGGCGCTGGCGCTGACACCCAGCCAACGTCAGTGAACACGTTCTGGTCCAGTGCATAAAGATTGCCATTCTGCCAGTCGCCCACGACCAACGTATCGTTGACCGGCCAGAAGCAATTCGCGCGGTGCCGGTGCTCGCTACCGTTACTGTCGATCCACAGCCACTCGTGCCACAGCCCGGTGGTGATGTCGTAGACCCAGGTGTGGTCCGCGTGCGGGAAGGTGAGCACATAGAACGTGTGGCCGGCGAGCTGGTAGCAGAAGCCGATCGCGTCATCGATGCGCGCATACCCGGCGATCTCGGCTTCGATCGCGTAGGTGCTGATGCGCTTGGTCTGGTAGCCTGCCGAGGTCATGACGATGCCATGCCCCTGACGGTCGGCGGTGAGCCAGAAAACACCGTTGTCGTAGGTTGCGGGGCTGTACTTAGCGACGCAGCCGTGATCGATGAAGACGCCCTGCACCGAGGCGAACTGAAAGAAGCTGGTGTCGGTCGGGTTCTGGGCGCCCACGTCGTACCAGACTTCGGTGGTCTTCGCGCCGAGCAGGTAGATTTCCCGCCGCGCGACAATCAGCGTCACCAGCAGGTCGGAATAGGCCTCTTTGTTGGCGAAATCGAGGGGATCGAATGTCACCGCCAGGCTGCCGCTGATGTAGAATTGCGGCGTGTTGGGCTTGTTGAGGATGAAGAATGTGTCGAGGTAGTCGACCTTGTCGGCGCCGCTGAACATGCCGGTAGGATCGACAATCTGGCTCATGGTGTTGGCTGCCAGGTTGATGTCCCAGCCATTCGCTGTGCCGTCCACGATCAGCATATCGAGCCCGTTGTCTACCATGCTGACCGGCGTCCGTAGCCCCGCCGTGATGGTGCCTAGCGATGTCCCCGCCCATGTCGTCGGGTTGACGCTGTAGACGGTGCTGCCGGACACGACATAGATGCCGCCAGTGGTGGCCTGGCGGATACCTCGGATTGGTCCGGTGCCGATGGTGGAGAGCAGGCGTGTGCCGGGGGTTGGGTAGTTGGCCGCACGTCCAGGTTCCCCCTGCGCCTCTGGCATCGGTTCGCTGAACAAGTTGAGCTGGCGCTGCGCCGACGCGATCACACTGCGCGCCTGATAGGCGCCACCGGTAAGCGCGACCTTCATGCCAGCACCATCGCGCGCGCCTGCGCCGCCGCCGCACCACCGCCTGCTGTCGGAAAGCCGGCGATAAAGCCGCTCGGCGCGACGCCGCTGAACGCCGTGGCGCCGAAGTTGGCGGTGAACACATTGCCGGCCGCACCGCTGCCGCCGCCGAACGTCACAAACGGCACCATCGTCCCGGCGGGGATGGTGTAACCGCCCACATTGGTGGCCGGATTGTTTGTGCCACTATTGTTCCAGTTGCCGGACGGTGATGTACGAAACCAGATTTTCCGGTTGTCCAAATCGACCGCAATACCAATCACATTACCAACAGACCAAACGCCGGGCGCAGCAATCTGGCTTCCATTCGACCACACGACACCACCGGCGGGATAGGCAATAACACCTGTCGTTCCCCCGTTCCCCATATTGGTATAAGTGGAAGCTGTCGTGCCAACCCCAACACCTGTATTTGCGCCGCCCGTCGATGTCGTCCACGTCACCTCGAAATAATACTTGCCGGTCGTCTGCCCGTCAGTCGTTACGCCGTGTGCGCCCTGATTTGCCGACGTGGTGCCTGTATTGGCCGCGACGAGATTGCCACCGGATAGCGTGACAGAGGCGACGGACCCCGGCTCCCATGTCGTCGGCATCAGACGCGGTTCGCTAGAATGGTGATGCCGATATCCGCAAGCGTTGCGTCCTGTGTCGGGGCAACGAGCTGCATCACGTCGCCCACCGCGAGCGTCCCGCCTGCGCCTGAGAGCGTCGCACTGGTGTTCGTTGTCGTGGTGATCGTGATCGTGCCGAGCGCAGTGATCGTAGTGCCGCCGCTGATGCGGTTCAGCACGAACCCCGCATTGCTCGTGGCCTTGGTCGCGTCGTAGACCACAGTCCCGGCGAGTGATGCCGGCACGGTCAGTGCCATCGCCATCGGGACGTTCACCAAGGCGCCGGTTGACGGCTTGGCCGCGAACGGGAAGCTGATCGGCACGCTCTGCACCTCGCTCGGCAAGCTGGCATAGCCCAATGCCCCGACGCTCAGCGTGCCGCTCGTAATCGACAGCCCGGTGCCAATCGCACTGACTGTGCCGCCGTTCCACTGCACCGCGAGGGTACCAGCCGTGGTGATCGGGCCGCCCGTAATACCGGCGCCGCTCGTCTGGACCGAAGTCACCGTGCCAGTGCCGCCGGCTGGAATAGCGATGACGCTCGCGGCGGTCACGCGGCCTTTCGCATCGATGGTGAGCTGCGGAACGTGCGAGGCGTCGCCGTAGCTCGCGGCTGTCACGCCGGATGTCGTCAGAGTAGGCGACGGATACGATCCGGTCAGATCGCCGCCGGCCGCGCCGGAGGGGGACGCGGCAATGACGGTGGAGGACGCTGCGGTCAGCCGCCCCTTGGCATCGACAGTGATGGTGGGGACATGCGTGCCGTCGCCGTAGGTGCCAGCCGCCACTGCGGTGGTGGCCAGCGTAGGGTTGGGGTATGTCCCCGTGAGATCCCCGCCAGCGCTGCCAGACGGCACCGAGCCGGTGGCGGTGAGTGTGCCTGTGGTGAGCGAGAGGCCGCTGCCCAGCAGGCTCACAGCGCCCGCATTCCACTGCACCGACAGCGTGCCCGCCGTGGTGATCGGCCCGCCCGTGATGCCGCTGCCAGAGGTGGCCACCGAGGTAACGGTGCCCGTCCCTGCGGTGCCCGTGCTGGCTGCCGTAAGGCGCCCGGTGGCGTCGACCGTGACTGTGGCGTTGGTGTAGGTGCCAGGTGTCGCGCCTGACGCTGCCAGGCTGATGGTGCCGGTGGTGGTGATCGGGCCGCCGCTGATGCCGGTGCCGGTGGCGATGTTGGTGACTGTGCCGCCCCCGCCGCCGCCCTTGCCGTTGGCCGCAGCGGTAATGCGGCCGGTGGCGTCCACGGTGAGATTGGTGCTGGTGTACGCGCCTGGTATCACCCCCGTGGTGGGCAGCTGCAGCGTGGTGCCGGTGAGCTGCAGGCTGGTGCCGAGCGCGGTGACAGTGCCCAACTGCCAGTTGGCAACGAGCGTCCCCGCCGTGGTGATCGGGCCGCCGGTCAGCCCCGCGCCGGATGCCACCGAGGTGACACCGCCAGCCGTGCCGCTGGACGCCGCTGTGACCCGCCCGGCGGCATCCACAGTGATGCTCGATAGCGTGTAGCTGCCCGCTGTGACGCCGCTGCCAGGCAGTCGCGCAACCGGCAGCAAGCCGGCGGTGATATTGGCGGCATTCGTCGCATCGACTGTCGCGGATTTCGCGAAGGCCACGCCGCCGGTCTTGGCCACGATGGGTGATGGGTATGTGCCGGTGAGATCACCGGATGCCGGCCCGATCGGTGCAGCGCCAACCGGCGGCACGGCCCATGAACCGTCACCGCGCCAATAGGTATCGGATGATGCGCCCGTCCCGCCATTAAACAGGCTGATGGCCAGGCTGCCCGACGTGATGTTGGTGGCACTCGTCGTGTCGGTAGTTGCGCTCGCAACGAAGGCCTTGCCGCCAGTCTTGAGCGCTGTCGGGTTGGGATAGTTGCCACCGAGGTCGCCGCCGGCCGGCCCTGATGGTGGGCTGCTCGCGGTGCCGGTTGCGCTGAGCACGCCGCCGATCAGCGCGAGGCCCGTGCCGAGGCTGTTTGCCGGCCCGACATTCCATAGCCCAGCAGTGGCATCGAGCGAGCCACCCGCGAGCGTCAGGTGCGTCCCCAGGCTGGTGACGACGCCGGCCTGCCAGTCAGTGCTGCCAGGCGGTCCAGGCGGCCCTGGTGGGCCTTCAGCGCCTGGCGTGCCGCTGACGCCAGCGATCGCCGCGTTGAGCGCTGCCGCCGTCAGCGTGTCGCCTTCTTCCCACGGGTATGCATTGTCGGTCATGGCATCATCCCAAAACGCACCCGCCACCGAGCGTCCACGCGTGGTTGAGGCCGCGCCCCACCCAGCTCGACACGTCACCGCCACCGCGCCCGACCACCGCCGCCGGCATGCTCAGCAGCTTGATCTGCGAGTTGGCCAGCTTGATGGTGTTCATCGCGACCTTCATGGCGGCGACATGATCCGGCCGTGCCGGCAGCCCGTAGGCCATTTGCATGCGCACGCAGAGCGACCAGATCACCGCCTCGAGGTATTCGTCCGGCAGGTCCAGCGGATCGGTGAGCGTCCTGTATGTCGGCAGCGAGGCTTTGACGACGATGTGCATCTCGTATTGCGCGGCGATCGGCACCGGCCAGAATGTGATGCGCCCGATCGGGAAGCTGCTGTCGTAGAACACCGCCGCCGGCAGCGATTTCAGATCCTTGATGCCGATGGCGGCCCAGTCCTCTTTCGCCTCGATGATGGTGAGCGGCAGATCGACCGGCATCGGGCCACCGAATGGTTGCAGACGACACCATGCCGCATGCAGCTTGTCAGGGCGCGCGGTATCGAAGTCCTGCCCCGGCCCGATGGTGTACCACTGCGCGCCGGTAGAGACGATCGACAGCTCCTGCTCGTTCCAGATCAGCCAGCGCTTGCGTTGCCACTGCGCGATGAGCATGCGCAGGAACTCGAGGCCGGTGTTGCTGTCCTCGGCCAGGGGCGTTTGACCCACTCCGTTCAGGCCCGAGGCTCTAAGTACAAATGTTATCAGATCTCCTGTGGTCTCAATCATTTATTCTCGCCTTTCCTGGCCACCAGTTGCGGCCTTTTGCGCGCATGTCCGCGTTGTTATCAGCGAGCGTGCCTAGGAACAGATGATCTGGCCGAACACAGCCTGGGTTGTCGCAATGATGGAGCACGTAGAGATCAAACGGGGTTTCACCGTACGCTAATTGATAGGCGATCCGATGGGCTAACTGGTTTCTTTCATCTACGCGCAGCACGCCATAGCCCTTCCAGTTACGAGCGCCGGTCCATTCCCAGCACCCGCGCCCCTTCTTGACGCGAAGTATGAAACGCTCCTCAAGCGTCCTGCCGCGTATCTGGAGTTGGACTGGCGCTGTCGGGTCTCCGTGGCGCCGGAACGCCATGTAATGTCGCCCACAATATCCTGCTGCGTCATAGACGCCGTTGCATCCCAAAACGCTGCATCGTCGGACATCGCCACCAAGCCCAGCCCGTCGCGCCTCACGTCTAGCGGCGATGCGCTCCTTATTGGCGATTGCGTATAGACGGTTGTATTCGCGCTTTTCATCTTGGTTCATGCCGCCATGATACGGGACAACGGCGTCGGACAGATAGCAGGAAACAGCCCCGAGGCTGCCGGGTAGATCGCGCTCGGGGCCACACGCGATGAAGCGCCCGGTAGGGAGGCTACGGGGCTTCCGGCAGCAAGCTCAGGCAGACAGGTTCCAGAACCACACGCCCTGCGCGGCACTGCAGAACCACGCGCTTTTGGCAGCAGCCAGCGACACGCCGGTCGCCGCCGCCACACCGTTGATGGTGTCGGACGTCGCGGGATCAGCGAACACCTGACAGGCAGCGGCGCCGGCATTGTAGATCACCATCCACTGCCCACCCGCAGCGGGTGGCAGCGCGATGCTATCGGCCGCCGTTGCGCATACGGCGATGCGCACGACACCCGTCGTGACCTTCGTTGCTGATGCCCGCCCACCACCGGCCTTGGCTGTGACGTTGCTGGCGTAGCTATGGCCGGCACCGCTGGCGGCGATTGTGGGATCGAACAGCTGCGGGCCACCCGAGAACGATCCGCCGAGGGCGGCGTCCTGCGGGCCTCTGTTGGCAAAGCCTGACATGGTGGTTCTCCTATTCGATGTGGGTCCAAGTGCGTCGGTTGCGGATGCTTGAGATGGTGGACCGTGAGACGCCGTACTGCTCGGCTATGCGCGCGCCCATCTGATCGCTGGCGCGGATGGCTCTTATGTCCTGTGTCGAGAGTTTCGCATCGTGGTTGCCGGCTCCGCTACGAGTGGACGCTTTGGCGACGTCTCCCTCGATATGTGCCCAGTTGCGGCGATGGCGGATGTTGCTGACCATCTGCGGCGTGATGTCGAACTTGGCGGCAAGGTCTTTGCCGCGTTCCTCGCTGGCTAGGATTTCCCGCACCATCTCGGGCGTGACCCTATCGCTTACACCTGTTCGCGGGCCGATACGCTTTCCCTTGACGCCCTTGGCCTCGCCAAGCTCTGGCCATGAGTGCCGTGCCTTGAGACTGCTGATCGTCGTCCGGGCTACGTTGTAGCTGTTGGCGATCTGTGTATGAGGCCGTGGATCCAGTAGGATGGCGCGGGCCTGTTCCTCTGTGAGTATCGCGCGATAGTGGTTCTCGCCGTTGATAGTTCGATGGCGCCCCTTGGCCATCTTGTCGTTCATGTTCTCGGTATTTGTGCCGAGGAACAGATGGTCTGGGTTAACGCAGGCTCGTACGTCGCATGTATGACAGACACTGAGGAGTGTCGGGATTTTCCCTTTGTGCAATGCGTAACTATAGCGATGCGCTCGCTTGTAACTTGCACCGTTGTGTTCCGCATGGAATGTCCCGTAGCCGTCTCCATCTCGCCCGGACATCCACAACCAGCAGCCATCATCGCATTTCTTTATCGACACCCAGAACCTCTCCTCATGAGAGAGGTGCCGCCAGCGCCACCCGACTATCGTTGAGGCAACCGGTGAGCCGTAGAGTTGATTGCGGCGCTGATGATTGAGGCAGAGACCGTTTGAGTGCAGCGGCGCGTCGCATCCCCTTATGCAGCAAACTGTCCAAGCGCCATTTTCGTTGTTCATGCCATCCTCCCTCTGTAGGAGGTGACAAGATACTCGGTGCGATATCGTTCCGCAAGGAAGGCGGCACGCCGCTTGACTACGCCGTGCCGTCCGTTATGATCGTCCTTCCTGTCAGGGTTTCTCTAGTTCGCAACCAGCCTGCACGCTAGTTGGGGGCGGAGGGCGGCGTAGCCCCATAGTACATCGATGCGAATTGGCATCGTATCATCTGAAATCGAGTATTGACGCACGGCCCTCATAGAGATACCATCCTTTACCACGCGTGACGCCATATCCACGCCCCCAGGCATGACAAGATCTGCGGTGGCGAATGTGAAAGCGTCTGGGTGAAAGGCGAGGCTGAGCCCCGTTGCTGTGCTTGCTGTGTTGGCAAACGTGAGAGGCGCGGATGCCGCAGGGCTGCCAGACACATTCTGCGTCGGCCCTGACGTGACGATGGCCGGTGCGATGGCCATGTTGCCAGCACCACCAGCGTAGGCAGCCGTCAGCACGAACTGCTGCAAGATGCCCGATGACACTTTCGTCTCGGGATGCACGCGATAGACGCCCGTGATGGTGAACACGTCGCCGGCATTGCCTGCGCCCGTGCCCGTCGTCACCGCGAGCGTGCTGCCGGTCTGCGAGCCTGCACCAACGATATATGCGCCGCTCTCGGCGCCACGCGTCTGCGTGGTCAAGTGGGTATTTTCCGCCCACTCAAATCCCGCCGACAGGCCCATCACACCATCGGTGTATTGCGTCCTGATCTCGGTGGATGCCTGGAACAAGCCTTTCAACGTGTCGACCATGTCCACGTTGTCTTGCGTATTGATGCGCAGCAGCCACTGCTTGCTTTGCGGCGTCAGATTGTCGAGCAGCAGCTTGCGCGCCTGCAGCACCGTTTTGAACGGCATAGCGCTGCCTGCCGTGCCCACTTGGTTCCAAACCTGCGGCCACATTGCGTTGACGAAGTCGCTTTCCAGCCTGGCAGCCAACACAGCAATCGCCGGCTCAATGTATCGAGCGCTGAAGTCGTCGATGGTCAGCGTGAGCTCTGCGGACGAGAATGAGAAGTCGACGTGGTACTGGTTGGTGATCGGTAGCGAGACGTAGTTCTCGATGGTGTTCTGCAGCGACAGTGCAGGGGTGGTGCTGACCGTGTATTGCACCGGCAGGCGAATGCGTAGCGTGCTGCCTATTTTAGCTCCGGAGTTGGCGAAACTATCATCATACTGCCGGTTGACTGCACCTATAATGTTGCACTTCTGGTGCAGTATTGCGAGCGCTTTCGCCGTGATCATGTTTATAGTGAGGAGTGTATTGGTGGCGGGCATGACATGCCCCTTTCGTCACACGAGTGCGGGAAAAGGGCTCCTCACCGGATGCGGTTCTTGGAGCCTCGATTGCCCGCTGCGACGAAAGGGGTAGACACAGCCGCAGGCGGATCAGCACGACACGGCGGATTTAGAGCCTCGCGAGGGCTTGGTGTGCTGTAGCCACAGCGCCATATACCGGGCGCGGCGGTGAGCGGGGTTAACCCACCCGCTATGGGTTAGGCACGGCCAGGCACGGCCAGGCACGGCATCACCGCCTCGACCGATGGCGCTCCAGGTCTTTCTTCAGGTAGTAGTCGGCCAGCGCTTCGGGGCTTGCGGTGTATTCATTGAACACGGGGCTGGCGCGTCCCGTAACCGGGCGCACTGGAGCCGGCGCACGGGTCATAGGCGTCGGTGCAGCCGCACGGGCGTGACCGTTGCCGTTGTCAGCCCCGAGCGTGGCGGCGAACTTACCCAACGCGACAGCCCGCGCGCGTTCACTATGCAGGCCGGCAATGCGCTCCACCGCCTCGGGGTCCGCTGCCAGCGCACCCGCCACACGCACGCCATCCGGCATCTCGACCAGCAACTGAGCGAAACCGGCATCGGCGCCCATCTTCACCAGGTCGTCGCAGCGCGCCTTCCAGTCGGTGAACTCGGTAGCGCCCTGCTCGTGGAACCGCTCGGTCCTGATCTGCGCCTCGACCTCGGCGCGGATGGCGACGCGCTCGCGCTGATAGCGTTGCTCGGGGGTTTCCTCGCCCTGTGGCTGCGCTACGGCCTGGCGGCGGTAGAACTCCAGTTCTGCTGCCTGCTGGGCCTGGAGCCTCTCAGCGGCGCTGAGCTTGGCCGTGATGGCCGCGAAGCGGCGGTCGCCCCGACTCTTACGCTCGGCCTCTTCCTCGGGCGTCTGCTCTGGCGCGTCGTCCGGTGCCGGCGTGGACTCTGGTGCGGGTGTAGGCGCGGGTTCGCGTTCCGGCTCGGGGGCCGGTTGCTCGATTGTCTCGCTCATGGGGTACTCGTTGTGTGTGGTGGTAGAGGGCCGCCGCGCTATCTCGGGGCGTTGGGCGGTACGTCGTGGACGATGGTGGTCGCCTCGTCTGGCGTGGGTTCTGCCAGGGTGCCGTGGATGGCCATGTGGCCAAAGTCGCCGGCCACTTTGCGCCAGATCTCCAGCGACAACTCAAGCTCGTGAACGCGGGCGCGCAGGCGCTCGATCTCGGCCAGCGCCTCGGCCAGGCTGGTGGGGGTGTCAGTCATCTTTGGAATACCGCAATGGTTATGCTATGTGCGGGGCGGGACCGGTGTTTGCGCACCGATACCGCCCCTAGCGACGCCCCTTGTTTGAGAAGGAACGCAGCATGTCGACCAGTATACCAGACCCGCACCCGTGGTGGAGAACGGAGGCCGCCGACGCGTTCGTGGAGCGCGTTGCGTCCTGGGGGACTGACCACGAGCTCGCGCGCGCAATCGCGCGGATCGCTGACGACACGGACGAAGCGGATGCCATCTTGGCGTTCATTGACGAGTATCGTCGGGCTGCAGGGCGTTAGCCGCCGCACCAGCGCCCACCGTCGCCGCGAGCGGTGACAGCAGGGGCTTCTTGCCGCGCACGAAGTCGAGCAATGCCTTGGTGGGCGTGCCGCCACGCTCGGCGGCGGTCTTCTGCAGGCGGCCCTCGAAAGCGCCCATGAAGCTTGTGGGCAACGAGCGCAGCCCCGTGACGCGCCCCCCGCCCACCCACAGCGCCGCCTGCAGCTGGGCGGGGGATATGCCCATCTCACGCGCCAGATCCTGCTGGAAGCCCTCCAGAGCGGCGTAGTGGTTGGCCTCGGGCACGTCCTTCCAGGCCTGCGGTATTTCCAGCATCTGGTCGATCGTGAGGCGCCCTGATTTGACTTCGTCGCGCCAGTTGATCTTGTCGCCTTTCTGCACGCCGATACTCGGGTAGTTGACGTCCGCCGTCTGCGTCGTGTTGAGGAACTCTGGGTTTTTCGACAGCATCCCGATGAGCCTGAGATTGTGCTTGTCGACCGTCACCGGCTCTTGGTTGCCGCCCAGATTGGCATCGAATGACGCACGCTTCGGGCGCATCTCGGGATCGAGCGGGTTGCCGCCGGCAATGTCGGAATAGGCTCCGAATTGCGTGTTTTGCATCTTGTGGCCGTAGGGCGAGATCAGATCCTCGACCGACTTGACCGGGTCGCCCTGGCGCTCTTTCACGTTGTAGTAGCTCGCGGTCCTGATGTTCTGGGACACGTCGGAGCCGGCACTCACGGCCCCCACCGTGCGCATGTATTTGGCGAATGTGGCGTTGCCTTCCTCTGGTCCCAACTCGGTGACAAACGCCAGGCGCAGGGGCTCGGCGTTGTACCAGTAGGCGCCGCCGGTCTTCAGCCCCGCCTCGGCGACCGTGCGCATTTTCCCGCGTATGTCGGGATCGGTGGTGGCGTCGATGATGTGTTGCGGCAGGCCCTTCCGAAGTCCAGCATTAGGGTCGATGCGCGCCAAGTCCTCCTGCGAAACGTCTGGCACGCGCCAAGTATCCGAGAGGTCGAACACCTGGCCTGGGCGAACCGGCGAGCCTGATTGCACCATACTCTCGGGCACCGGGCCGGTGTTGGTGGATGGCACGATATCGCGGTACGCTGGCAGGCCAAGGGCCTCTAATGTCTGGTCCGCATTGGTCCCCAGCCGCCCCGCCGTCGCGGTCACTGCGCCTCGGGTTTGCGGTGCTGCCCAGATGGCGTTGCGCACTGGCGGCTGGTTGTGCCCGATGCCGTATGCCGGGGGCGGCTCAGACGACCCGTAAGGGGTTGGCGGCGCATCACCCGGCGAGAACTCAGGAACGTCGGGAACGCGAACTGGCCCCCTTGTGGTGCCCATCATGCCGAGGGCCATAGTCGGCGCTACATCCTTCGCGGTCTCTATCGCCTGATGCGCCGCCGCTATATCCGAGGCCATGACCGGCGTGCCATCCGGCCGCATAAACGCAATCTGATCGTATGGCCCCGTTGGCATGCGCAAGGACTGCTCGTTCAAGGCCTGCGTGCCCACGGGGTTGGACATGGGCCAGATCGACGGCTGGTCGCGCTGGTGCTTCGCCCGCATCGAGGTGAGCCAGTCCACCAACGGGTCCACAACTGTCGGCGTCCCGGTATCCGGCAGCGTCGCGGCGGCAGGGTCATAGGGTGGCGCAGGCGCGCGCCCCAGCGGGTTGTCGCTGAGCCTGTAGGGGTCGCCATACGAGAGCGGGTTGACCGCCACGTCTTACTGCACCGTTGCGGGCGCCGGGGATGCCTCTGGGGCCGGCGGCGCCATACGGGCGGCCAAGTCCCCCTGCACGTCGGCGTGCCCTTCCAGCACCGGCTGCAGCCGCGTGCCGAGCATGTCCTCGACCATGCCCCGCACGATCACCTGCAGGCTGTGCGGATCGATGGCACCGACAGCCGCTAAACGCCTAGTTTCGGCGTCGTAATCTTTGACCGCGATCTCGGCGTCCTTGTCCTTGCCCTGCATCTGCGCTGTGGCGAGTTGCTGCTTCAGCGCCGCGATTTCCTGATCGGCCTGCCCGAGCAGCTCGTGGGCGTGTTGTGCCTGCTGCTGCGCGGCCTGTTGTACCTGCACCACCTGCGGGTCGGGCCCGGCCTTGTACTGCGGCGGCAACCCCCGCTTCAGTCGCTCTGCCAACTCATCAGCCCCGGGGAAGTCCGAATTGGCCGCCCAGTAGTCGCCCACGATCTGAAACGCCGCCGGGTTCTGTTGCATGATTTCCGAGAACGCATTGGCCGCTTCCTGCCGCTGCGTACCAAACGCCGGCCCGACATCAGCCTCGACGGAATACTCGCCCACATTGGGATTAAAAATCACCGCCGGATCGGGCGCATTGGGGTCATCCTGCGCGGCCTGTGCCTGCCCTGGCATGACAGGCGCGACGCTACCATCCGGCTGCGGCTGTACTTGCTGATGCGCGTCTGGTGCATCGGGAGCCACCAACACTTTGCTCTCGCTACCGTCTTCCGCGAGCATCAAAACAACACGCGGGGTGTCGTAGATCTTAGGGATCAGATCGATGAGAATTCTGCCGACTTGCCTGATGCCTTTGGCCTGATTGTCCGTGTAGTGATACGTGGCGTTGTCGCCCTGACGCTGTCGCTGCTGGATGGCGACGCCGCTGCGCTCATTACTCGGCGCCCCAAGCTCGGCCTGATATTGCCCGGTGACCGACATCAGATCCGCCTTAGCGATCTGCATCCCCTGGATATACGCCTGCGCCATCTGTGGTGGCGGCTCGCGCTCGGGTCGTTGGATCGGGTTGCCCTGCTCGTCTAGGGGATTAAACAACAGCACCGACCAGTTTTTGGTGTTGGCAGTGGCCCACTGCTCTTCCCTGCCTTCGATCGCATCGGCACGCGCGACGTAGGGTGATTTGGTTTGCAGCGCCACCTGTTCCACCGCCGCCGATGCCCAGTAATTATAAATCCGCTGCGCATCTATCTGCGATCTGGTGTGCCCCTTGCGATCCATCTCGCCGGCAATCACCGTCTCTTCACCGATCCACGGCACGATCGGTATGTACTTCCCCGGCCAGTCCTCGCGATCCACAATCCGGTCGCCGGCGATCTTGAACCATTCCACGCTGCGTTCCTGCACCTCGCGTGATTTGTCGATCAGTGCCTTAACCTGCTCACGCAACTCGGGCGGGATCTCATCGTCACGCACCACGGTGCCGTCGTGCAGGCGGTGGATTGTGGCGGTGTTGATTGCCACGCGCCAGTATTCCGCGATGCGGACGTGATCTCGGTCGTTCCAGCCATCGGTATGATCGAGCGCGGCCGGGGCTGCCTGATCGTCCTTACCGTGCTCGTCCTCGTAGCGCGACCGCTCGATGTCCTCGAACACGAATGCAAACATCGCATCGGATTTGTCGTACATCTCGCAGTCCGGGTCCATGTAGATCGAGCGCGGGTCTTTCACGCGCTTGATAAACAGATCCAGATCGAAGCTATTGTCGTTGCAGTATCCGGTGTCGACGCGCACATAGCCGATGCCACTCTCGACCTGGTGGTATGTCGCAGTGGCGTAGGCGTCGACGGCCTTCGATTGATACTCGATGCGCCGGATGATGCCGCTAAACACCTGCGCGGCTTCATAACTGGCACGTCCCCCACTGGGGCTTACCTTGATCTGCGCCTTGTGCTGCCTGTTATCATTCTGGACCTGTAAGTTATGTTGCCTCGTTTGGTTATAAGTAAGACAAGGCCTAGCGCCACGCTCAGACCTAACATTCGTATCCCACTGGTAGCAGTTCAAAGGGTCTCCGTTAGCGAAACGAGTATCAAATAATGCTCGCTCCCTCCAATCAGACTCCCAAGCCACGCAACGAGCGAACCTTTCCTTCGCTTCCCTGATAATCTCAGCATCACCCGCCTTAGACCGAGGCATAGGAGCCTCCTACAGCAGTCGTCCCCGCTTCTGCTGTGCCCATGCAACAGGGTGGCTGTAGCCCTTGCTGTCGTTGCAGGTCGGACACAGCAACTGGATGTTGCGGATGTCGTTCGACCCGCCACGGGCAAGCGGCATGATGTGGTCTGCGTGATAGCCACGCCGCAGATCTGCTGGACAGTATATACATCTGTGTCGCTGTCTGATTAACAGTTCCCTGATCTGGGCGGCGGTGTGTTTCCCACCATTCCCTCGCTTGCGGGCACGACGATTGCGAACGATAACGCGCTTCTTTTCGCGCTGTTCGTCTGACATTGCGGCATCGCGAGCGCGGCGATACTCCCGGATTTTGTCTGCGTTGGCGGCCTGCCACGCCGCCATATATGGCTTGCGGGCTTCATACTGTTGCCGCGAGAGAATGCGGTTCTTCTCTCGCGCGGCCTCGCGATACGCCTTAGCGGTGGATCGGTTGCGGTCTCGGCGGCCTTTGTAGTTGCCCTGATACAGCGCGATCAGATCGAAGCGCTGGCACGTATCGCATGAGTAGCTTGCGATCCACCGCTCGCTGATGTGCCCCTTCGGACACGGCTTCCCGGTGAAGTATAGCTTGGCCCCGGCCGCCTTGGCCTCGGCCCGCGTGACGATCGGGCCCGTGTGGGGTAGGTATCCAGCAGCCTTCGCCATGGCTCACCTCCATGTCGGCGGTTAGGCTCGGACCAGGGCGTTGACGCGCCCCCCGAGCCGTTTCGTTATATCACATCACTCGCCGGCGTTCATCTCGCTCGGCAGCGGCGGCAGCGTGCGGGCGCCGGGTCGCAGTGGTTGTGGTGGTCGTTGGCGTGGTTCTGGTGGCGGCGCCAGACCGGGCGGCAGCCGGTGTCGCGGCAGCTTGAGTGCCTGCGTCTGCTTGGTGACGCTGTATTTGGAGCGCCCCATGAGCCGCCCGATCAGCACCGGCCCGAGTCCGTTGGCCCATAGCTGGCGTAACAGGTTACGTTCCTCGTCGGACCAGGGGATGGATACAACGTGCCGCATGGTTGCCATAGCGCTGGCCTCCACGATCATGTTAAGGGGTCGCCTTCCCCGCCGTGCGGGGTTGACCCGAGCACCGGGCCGAGGCCGTTCTCCCAGATCTGGTGTTCCCTGCGTCAGCGGGGATATGCCCCATCCAGTATCCGGCGGGCGGCCTTGGCGGCGATATCGTCAGCCGGATTGCAGGCGGCACCAAAATGAGCGCAATAAAGCCTGTCGTGGCCACTCAGCAACTCGCGCATAGCCGCCAATGTCGCCATCTTCTCTGCCGCTAATTCCCGGATTACCGCATTGAGCAGCGACACTTCGCCATCGCGCGATGCCAGGCCTGACGCGTGGCCGTCGAGCCATTCCTGGGGTGTTCTGACAGCTTCCGGGGCGCTCAATTGTGGCATCTGGCACTTTGCTGCATGGCAGGCGTCAAAAGGGGCATTTTGAAGAGTAGAGGGGAGGGGCAGATGGCCACAACCAGCCGCAAATGGCGCCATAGGCTACGCGGCACGGTGTACGAGGAGATCGGTCGGGCGGAACTACAGGCCGCCGACAGAAACCGCCCACACCCAATGGAGCAAGACACACTCGTCATCTATCGTGGTGCCGACGGAAAGCTATGGGCACGGTGGGATGTTGAGTTCGGGGATGGACGCTTCGAGGAGCAGGTTGAAGAGTAGGGACGTGCCATGAGCTTGATCTGCGCGCACTGCGACGAGGAGATCACCGCCGGTCGCCCCGAAATGATCCCGCACATCGACGGGGACGGTTTGACGGAGCGTTACTACCACCGAGCCTGCCGACAACGGCTGGTCATTGGCGGTCTGAACCACCTTCTGGGTCGCTGCACATGCTGCGGTGGCACGGAGCCGCCAGACCCGCCCGAGATGACGCGGCGACAGGCTGCGATTGCCGCCGTGAACGCTTGGCATGAGGGGCAGGTTGATGAGTAGGAGGCGGCAATGGCCAGTGATCCACAGGGACGCGCCTCTCAGCTTGGGTCATTGCTTCGTCAGACACGCCGACAGCAACTGATTGAGTACGTCGGCAGTGTGTCGCGCCCTCGCATCAACGAACCAGAACAGGAAGCCGAGCGCCAAGCCGTTCACGATGATCAACGCCAGGAACTGGGGGCCGAGCGTGTGCGCAGCCTGCCCGCCAAGCTTGATCGCCGCCTGAACGACCGTGGTGTGGCCGTTGGTGCCGTTCGGAGGCGCCCCAGACATTACCTATCGATGCCAAACCGGTATCCGTTGCGCCAGCACCAACGCCACTCGCGCCAGTCCCGCAGCCTCTGCCAGAGGTTGCCGGTATGCTGGAACACCGTGCCGCTGGAATGCCGCATGATGATGCGCATGGTTACTTCGGCTGTGCGTGCGGCGGCAGCGGCATGCCCGGACGCAGCGACGGATCGACGGCAATGAACCGCCACCCCAGCGATGGGCAATACGCGACCATCCAGAACGTCTTGCTGGGCAGCGCGTTGTCGATCTGCCCGCCCTGCCCGCTAGGAAGCCCCTGATCGGGCCGCGGCGGATTGCCGGGCATCGGCCCACCACCAGGGTGTCCACCGCCTCCTGGCAGTCCCTGGTCGGGTCGCGCAGGGCGTCCGGGCGATGGCCAGATGGTGCCGGGTTGCACCGGCAATGTGTTGTCGGGGCCAATCGGCACGATGGGATTGCCAAGGCTCGGTGGCGGCCAGATGCCAGGCGGTGGCTCCGGCAGCGCGTTGTCGATCCCAGGCTGATCACCAGGGAGCCCCTGATCCGGATAGGCAGGCGATCCAGGCAGCCCTTGGTCCGGATATCCGCCGCTCATCCCCTCGACGTTCAAATACCCGCCCATGACGTGAACCCGTGCCATTGAATGCCTCCCTGTGTTGATATGGTAGAATGGTTTCATGGTGGCGCGGTGTCATGGTATCGCGGCGCCACGGTGGCATGTCGTCACTACCAGCTATCCGGGGTGTCGTCGTGCAACGTTCAGGTGACAGCGGTGATCAGCAGCACGACCAGCGCCGCCACCAGGATGCCGAGCAGCGCCCCGTGGCTCACTCCGCGGCCTCCGCGAATAGGTCGGCAATCTGCGTCTCGACGGGATGCTCTGGCACTGGCGTATGCACGAACAGATCACGTTGCCGCTGCGCCTGCTCTATCCGCCGACACGCTATGTCGAAATACCGCGGCTCAATCTCAATGCCGATAAACCCACGCCCAAGACGAGCACAAGCGACGCCCGTGGTGCCGCTGCCCATGAAGGGGTCAAGGATTGCGTCACCGAGGGCTGTGAACATCTCAACGACATAGACGGATTGCTCTATTGGTTTGGGAGATGGATGCTCTACGCGGTCGCGATAGGCCCCAAACGGGGCAAGCGACTGGAGATGCCAATCTCTCCGACCGACGCCAGCATAACCACGCGGCATTCCCCAGAAAACCACCGGGTCCCAGGCATACTGGATGGGCGTGGGACGGTACTGAACGAACCCCTTGCATGCCGCGAAGAGGCGGAAGCCAGGCGGGAACCAAGTGTGCCAGCGATCACAATTCGGCATTCCTTGCCAAAAAACACACGGGCCAACCCCTACCAGGCGCGAACACTCAGAAACTACCGGGCCGATAAAGCTAGGATACGTGACAGGGTCATCGACATGGCTCTCGTATTTGAACCCGATGCCATACGGCGGGTCAGTCACCACCGCATCAATGCCACTCAGCGTCGGCAGCACCTCACGGCAATCGCCGAGATACAGAGTCGCATCGCCAATGCGCTCACAGCGCATCACCACGGCCCCCGCCAGCCGCCGACGCCCGAGAACAGCAGCAGCACAATCAGCAGGATCACCACGAGGCCGATGCCGCCAAAACCCCCAGGTCCATACGCGCCACCACGGTAGCCATACCACCCGCCGCCCAGACCTCCGAACAGGATCAGCACGACCAGGATGATGAGGACCAAGCTCATCGGATACCCGGCCCCTGGATTGCGAAGCCGAATACCGCCCACCCCAAGATAAACAACAACACGAACAGCCAGACACCGTTGAACCGCCCAAAATTCGGGTTGTTCGCGTAAGGCCCCCAGTAGCCGGCGAGGTAGAACACGACGGCCAACAGCATGATCAGCCAGTAGATGAAGCCTATGGGCATCGCTGCGGTCCTCCGGACGGAGGGGTTATCAGGCGACCGTCACAGCATTACTCATCGGCGCCGCCGTGCTGCCCAGCGCGTTGGTGGCCGTGACGGCGCACGTCGCGCTCTTGCCCACGTCATCCAGCTGCACGGCATACGTCGGCTGGGCGCCCCCGTTGGACACCCCGTCCATATGCCAGTCGTACACGTAGCTGACGGGCTCGCCCGACCAGTTCCCCATCGTGCAGAACAGCGTCGCGCCAGTTTGCGACACGTACGGCACATCGACATTGACCGGTGCGCCCTGTGCGCCGGCCAGGCTTGCCGTCAGCGTCGCAATCTCGGCGCTGTGGGTGCGGTCACCGTTGAGCCAGTCGGTGGCGAGCAGCAGCAACAGCCGCAGCTGGTCGTCCGCCGCGCTGCGCGTGGATGCGCCCTTGGTGCCGGCTTTGGCGTCGGCCTTCGGTGTGGCCTGTGTGGAGGCTGTGTGCGCCTGCGTGTCATTCTTGTGGCTGCTATGGCTCATGGCATTGTCCCCCTGCGATCGTTGTTAGATGCTCATCCACCCGGTGTTGAGGCTATTCCCCACATTTCACCGTCGCGCTTGGTCACCTTGCGGCGCAGATGCAGCTCCGGCTGATGCTTAAGCGCCTCTCGTAGCACGGCATCACAGTCAGGGCCGAACATCGTCCAGCATCCAGGGCCGTCTTCCAACTCAGCAGCGCGCAGTTCCTCTAGCAATCCAGCCAGCGGAGGCGGCGATACGGCCGGCGGCGACTTCCAGCCTGCCGCGATGAGCTCCGCGTCGGTCGGCTTGCGCATCACACGCTCATCCAACCCGTATCCGCACCGTGCCCCTGCTGCATAACTCTTGGTGCCCCAAACTGGTTGCGGATGATATTAGATCCGACGCTGGCCCCCTCCTCGCGCACGCCGAGGCACAGATACCGCATGGCATCAGATCCATGGCTCGCGTGATCATGCACCGGGCTTGCCCGCCACGCCTGCGCCTGCTCATTCCACTCGCGCTTATAGTGTCGCAGCGCATGAATGCCCCGGGCGCACTTCGTCGCATCAAACCACGCCTTCGGCAGTATCATCCGCACGGCATTGATGCCATCCGCCACACTGTGCGCCTTGATGACCCGTGTCGGCCTGATCCCCAGCCCGTGCATCGTCTCGGTACGGGATTTCCCTGACCCCAGTTCCTTCACCTTCGCATCATGCGGCAATAGATGCTTCTCATAGACATACGGCCGGGATTGGAGGAGGCCGGCGTAGTGATCCAGCCCGGCGCCACTATCCTCGATGTAGTCGATAATACGCCACTCACCTGATTTCGTTATCTGCGCGAACCAAATGGCCGTGCTGTCATGCACACCCAAATCCCACGCCGTCCAAACTTTGAGGCTTGGATCATGCGGCACATTGGTGATGCGGCCATCTCTTAACAGTCCGTCCATCGCCCTGCCGTAGTAGCTGCCGCTGTTCGGGCTCGCAAAGCTGCATTCTAATTCCTGCGCGAACTCTTCCTCGGTCATCTCAGTGCGCAGGCGCTCAATCGCCTCAGGCGTCAGCGCATCCGTCTTCCTATAGTCCAGCAAGTATGCCGAATAGCCGGGTGTCGTTGTCGCTCGATTGTAGGCGGCCTCGAGCAGCCCATTCCCCTTCGGCGTGCCGGATCTGACTAATGTCCCATTCCTGTCCGCCAACATCGGCTCAATAACCAGCGGGACCATGCTGGGCGGCGTATCATCAAACTCATCAATGATGCACTCAATCGCCCCGCCACCACGCCACACATCCTGATTGTCCGCACCACCACACTGATACGTGCCCCCGTTGGGCAGCTTCACCGACATTTCGCTTCTGCGGACAGATGCACCCGGTATCGCGTCCGCCGCACGCACCAAATCATCCCACAATCCAGTCCTCTGCCACTGCACGCCAAACGGCAGGATGTGGACAACGCGCGGATTGGGCCATTTGACTTCCGTCAGGCACCTCTTGAGCCCGCGCCACATCAGCGCAGTGCTCTTGCCAGCCCGGCGATGCACCACCGCCACAATCCGCTTCGCCGGGTCATCAATCAGCGGAATCTGCCACGGCCGAGGCGCAAACGGGATGCTGATCGTCTGCCGCGGCTTCGACGGGGGCTGTGGAGGCGCCTGTGGCGCGGCCGCCTGTTCGGGCAGGGCATTCTGGACGGCCTCTGTGGTCGCCTTAGCGGGCTGTGGTGGGGGCGTCTTGGGTCTAGCAGGCCGTGGGACCGCGTGGCGGGCGGTCGGTCTAGCCCGTTTGCGGGCCTCAGGCGCCGCTTTCGCCTTGTGCTGCACGCCCCCTGCAGGCGTCGGAAGCGTGCCAGGCGCCAACCCCGCCTTGAACGCCGCCAACTGGGCCTGGAAGGCCTTGGATCGCCCCCCTTGCGGTTTGCCGCGTGGCTTCATGCGACCACACTACCGTGTTGCGGTTGGGTCAGGGAGGTGATGCCGCTTCATAGCGCGCTCTCAGAATATGGGTTTGCATCTACGGTAGTTTTGCCGCGCCCCAGGATTTAGAGAGAGGCGATCGGGGTGCCGGTGGGCGCCAGCCGCAGCCCGCTATCTACGCTCAACGTAACCTCACCGCGATCCAGCAACTCGCTGTTTATCATGTCCGCAACCAAACGCGCTTTCCTGGCATTTCCACACTTCATCACAAGCGTAACAACTCGCTCGCCAGGGTTGGGTAAAACCACGCTGAGGCTTTCTCGCATATCGCACCGTATGTCTGAATGTAGATACGGGGAAACAGGGTGACAGTAGGGGTGGGTGAGGACACATGCGGCCGGGTGGAAACGGAAGTGCCCATGCCCCGGGGGGGTCGAGGCGCTGGCCGACGTGGTTTTCCACACACGTAACCCTACCGTATTGATGCAACCTAGAGTTGCAAAATGCTACCCGTAGTTGTGCTGTTATTACGTCCGATAATATCCCTTTGTGGACGTGATAACGCATGTCCGCCAGTTATCGTCGTTTCGGGTTTACGCGCTGTGGTTGCGTCTCGAGAGGCTGCTCGGGCTCCAGTGGCTCAGCGTCGATCGTAGCGACAGTAGCGTTGGGTGAGTGCGAGAGGGCCTGGTGGCGTGTTTCATCGCCCCCTGCTGCGCTTGCCCACTGGAAGTCGAACCCGATGGTTGAGCCGTCCTGGCTGGCGATCTGAAGCGGCAGCACTTTGCCGACGAGGCCGAGGAATGCGACTGGGTGAGAGATGGCGCAGTCCCTGAGATAGGCGCGTCCACCGACGTCTTCCAACGCGCCGACGATCATCTCCTTGATGTCGCGATTGAGCTTGTTTGGTATACCAGGCTTGCGCCCTGAGCCTGGAATGTAGCCGCCCTTGCCAGCCATTGATTCACGCCGATTGTTTTTCGAATGTCATATCAATGACTTAGCTACCACGCTCTTGCAACGATTTTAGCGCGACGCTGACCGTCCGCAGTTCCCCGAATATCAGCATCGCCACGTCGGCAGTCCCCTTCCGAGCATCAACCGCCACGATCACCCCCTCGTGCCCTCTAAACGCCCCCGTGCCGAGGCTGCAAGGCACCCCACACGCCGCCCAGCTGTCGGTTGGGGGGTGAGTGGCGGACAGAGCCTCGACGGCCTGTAGCGCGCTCTGAGCGGCCTCTGTGAGGGTGTAGGGTTTCTCGCCGCTCATCAGCAGGCGCTTGATGCCGAGTGTGTGGCAGATTGGCCCCCATTGGGTCAGTGGTATTGCCACGAAGATGTAGCTGGTGAACAGCGGGACGTCGACCCGTCGCGTCATGGTGCGGGTGACTGGATCGCGTCGCAGCGCTTGGCGTGTGAGCCACCAGACGTCGTATCCCTGTCGCAACAGGTTGGCGCGGGCCCATTGCTCGGCTTGCGGGTGGGTGTGCGCCACGCCCCAACGGCTACCGCACCGCTCGTGGACGCGCTGTGAGCGGCTGTCGGTATCTACGGCTGCCATCACGGATGCGTCAAGCGGCATGATCAATCCAGGGACTCACGGACGGTGGAGATGACGTGGTCGCACCATTCGGCGGCGAGCGGGATGCGGTCCTCGGGGGACCAGCAGCGCAGGGCGTTGGTGGCGATCCACTGGGCGACGCCGAGAGCGTCGTTGGGATGGCAGCCGCGGAGGTCGTGGGAGACCTCGGCGACCAGGTTGGCCAGCTCGAAGCACTGGAGCGGGCGGGGGGTCATGACCATGCCCCGACGCATTCCCGCTGCATGAGCTGGACAAGGCCCACCAGTTCGGCCTGCGCCTCGGCGTCCGGTAGCGGGTGACGGGTCATCTCGAGCAGGCGATCGAACTCGCTCGCGGAAATGCCCTGTCCGTCGCAGCATTGACGGAGCAGGCGCCGGAACTCTGCCTCATGGGGCCACGTCGCCAGCGCGGTCATGCTGCGTGCTCATCGCGGTGCAGGTAAGCCCATGCGTCTGGCGCGTGCTGGTGCAGTAGGCTGAGCGTATGCTCGCGCCAGTCGGTCACATCGGGGCGCGACAGCCGCCCGTCCTTCTCGCGTAGCGGCGTGAAGCCCTCGCGCTCGCGGCGCTGGTAGTAGCTCAGCCAGTGTCGGTTTTTCGCATCCATGTCAGCCACGTTGTCGTTGAGCGCGGGATAAGAGGGGGCCGGGAGTTGGCGCTTCCAGTCCCGTAAATATCCGACGAGTTCGCCGTATGTAGGGAGGTACTTACATTCGGCCGCGACGAACTCCAGAGAGACGTTTGTGAACGCCTCATCGCCAAAACGAAGCGCGAGAAGTGGGGTGAACTCCTCGACAAAATCGACAGCGTCATCCTCGCTTAGCCTGGCCGTGCTGAAGCGTCCGAGGCGAATGAGCCAGCGCTGGACGATGAGTTGGTCAGCCATTGGAGCCACCCGCAACGAGCCTGAGTCTGGTAGAAAACTCGTGGATTTCCGCCACTTCCTCGGCGGTTGCCTCGATCGTCGTGCCTCGACTGGCGTCGGCTGCTGCCAGCCTCTGTTCCAACGCCTTGAAGCCATTTCGGGGCGCGCCACGCCGCCCCCCCCGGC